TCAAGCTGATGGACGATGCTGACGTACCTATGGACGGACGAGTTCTCGTAATTCCTCCTGCTGTTCGTAAGTCAATCATGGGCATTGATCGTTACGTGTCTTCCGACTTCGTTGGTGGCCGTGGCGTTGAGTCAGGTCTGATTGGTAACCTGTACGGTGTAGACATTTACGTGTCTAGCAACGCTCCTGTACTGGAAGTTGCCGCTCAGAACACTGCGTCTACCGCTGATACTCGTGGTTGCTTGTTCTTCCACAAGGATGCTTTGGTAATGGCAGAGCAACTGGCTGTACGTTCTCAGACTCAGTACAAGCAGGAATACCTGTCTACGCTGTTTACGTCTGACACGCTGTACGGTGTTGAGACTTACCGTCCTGAAGCAGGATTTATCCTCGCTGTAGCCGACGAGTAAGTTACTCTCTACGGGGGGTCTATATGGCCCCCTTTTCCTTTTGCTCGTTTTTCTTGGAGTAGGTGATGGCAACAACTATTAAACTAAAGAACGGATCAGGAGCGCCTACGGCTGGTGATCTAGTCCAAGGTGAACCTGCGTTTGATCTGACTAACAAAAGACTGTACACAGAAGACTCTGGCGGTACAGTTATTGAGATTGGTACAACACCAACATCTCTGAACACCACAGGCACAGTTACGTTTGGTAACCTGTCTGACGGTACAATCACTGTTACAGCGTTTGTTGACGAAGACAACATGGCGTCTGACAGCGCAACCCTTATTCCTACACAGCAATCTGTAAAGGCTTACGTTGATTCACAGGTTGCTTCAGTTGATACACTGGCAGAATTAACAGACACTAACATTACGACACCCGCTGATGGCGCATTGTTGTTCTACGACACTGGTACTTCTACTTGGATTGACAACGTAGTATCAGGCGACGTAACGATTGCTGACACAGGGGTAGCCGCTATTGGGTCTGGTGTTATTGTCAACGATGACATCAACGCTAGTGCCGCTATAAGCGTTTCTAAGACAGCTTTGGTAGACGGTACTGGTCTTACGCTTACTGGCGATACTTTGTCTGTAGATGCTTCTCAGACGCAGATAACAGCAGTAGGTACTATTGCCACAGGTACTTGGCAAGGGACGGCTATTGCAGATGCTTACGTTGCTGACAACCTGACTATCTCTGGTGGCACTGTAGACAACAGCGTTATCGGTGGTACTACAGCGGCGGCTGGTACGTTTACGGATCTGACAGCATCAGGCACGTTGACCCTTGGTGGTACAGCGGTAACGTCTACGGCGGCTGAACTAAACATCCTAGATGGTGTCACAGCTACAACAGCAGAGATTAACTACCTTGACGTTACAACGCTTGGCACAACAGAAGCGTCAAAGGCGGTAACGGCAGATGCTAATGGTGTGGTTACATTTGATAACGGCATATCAGAAGAGTACACAGCGGTTACTTCTAGCAGTAATGCCACAACAGTAAACCTTCGTGACGGTACTAACTTCAGCCATACGTTAACAGAGAACACTACGTTTACGTTTAGTAATCCAGCTTCTAGTGGAAAGGTATCGTCGTTTACTTTGAAGATTGTGCAAGATGCTAGTGCCTCTGGTTACACGGTAACGTGGCCTACATCAGTGGATTGGCCTAGTGCTACAGCGCCTACGCTGACGGCTACGGCATCAGCGATTGATTACTTTGTGTTTATAACCCATGACGGTGGTACTAACTGGTACGGGTTTACAGCGGGGCAAGCGTTCGGATGAGTCTAGCTTCCAGAAAGTTAATTCAGGCTACTGCTGGTGCGGCTGGTGCGGCTGACACTGGTGACGATGATTTCGCCAATGTTGTCCTGTTGTTAGACGGTGATGGTACTAGTGATGACGATAACAACACCTTTACAGATTCGTCTACCAACGGCTTTACGATTACTGAATCAGGCTCTGTAGTACAGGGTAGCTTTAGTCCGTATGGGGATAATTGGTCTAACTATTTTAACGGAACTGACTATATTTACGGAACGGTTAATGCTTTAGGGACAGGTGACTTTACGCTGGAGTGCTGGGTTAACTTTTCGTCATTAGGAGCAAACAGAACCATAATGTCATTTGGCCAATTTTCACCTGCCTTATACTACAGACACGCCTCAACAGAATTAGCAGTTTATCACATTGCTAACGGAGGTGCGTTTTACCTTTCTGGTTTTACTCCAGAAATCGGAGAGTGGTATCACGTTGCATTTACAAGAAGCGGCACAACGTCACGAATGTTTGTTAATGGGACTCAGCAAGGCTCCGACACAACGTACTCAACAAACATAACTGATACAACACTTCGTATTGGTTATGATGGCGTAGATTACACAGATGCTTATATTTCCAATGTTAGAGTTGTTAAAGGAACGGCCCTTTATACGTCTAACTTTACTGCTCCAACATCTCCGCTATCAGCAGTTACCAACACAGAATTATTAACGTGTCAATCAAATCGTTTTGTTGATAATGGAAGTAATTCCATAACTGTATCAGTCAACTCAACCCCCAAAGTAACCCCGTTCAGTCCGTTCAAGAATGATGACGCAAGGACACTAACGACTGATGGTGGGTCTGGATACTTTGATGATAGTTCAAATAGTTATTTACAAATAGCAGATAACAGCGTTTTTGACGCAACAACGTCTTTATGTATAGAAGCATGGTTTTATATGACTTCTTCTCCGGGCAGTGGGCCAGACGCACACGCTGTTGTCAGCAAATGGGTTTCAACAACCCCCGGACAACGCACTATATTTATAGATATAGAAAATACTGGGTTGCGTGTTTACGCTGATCTTCAAGGTGCATCAAACCCTGTTTTAATTACCACTGATGGTGGCGCTATATCTCAGCACGAATGGCATCATGTTGCTGTAACATGGGACGGCTCAACATACAGGGCGTTTTTGGATGGAGCTTTAGAAGGCTCAACATCAAGTTCTAGTGCGCCTATTGCAAGTAGCCAAGTTGTCAGGGTAGGGTATAACACCAACACTCATTATTTTGGTGGCTATATTACTGATGTTAGATGGATAACAGACGGCGGTGCTATATATACATCTGGCTTTACGCCACCTACATCACCACTTACCGCTATAACAAACACAGAGCTATTGCTTAACTTCCAAGACGCTGGCATCTACGACAGATCAGGCATCCACAACCTAGATACTGTAGGTAATGCTCAGATTGACACAACCATTAAAAAGTACGGCACAGGGTCAATGCAGTTTGATGGTACTGGTGATTACCTAACTACCACTAGCAATTCGTTAACCGAATTAAGTTTTGGAACTGGTGATTTTACGTTAGAAGGGTGGTTTTACATTCAATCTGGTGACGAGTACCCATTTGCTATTGACTTTAGAAGTGCGGAGTCTCAAGCGGCGGTGTCGCTGTATTTTTATAATTATGGCAACGGTTCTATTGATTACTACGTAAGTGGAGCATCTCGCATATTGGGAACATCTGCTGGCAATGACGTATGGCAACACATAGCTGTGTGCAGATCAGGAACGTCTACAAAAATGTTTGTTAACGGAACTCAAAGTGGTAGTACATACACTGATTCAACTAATTATGTCGCTTATTCTGGAAACATTGCCAGAAGATACACCAATCAAAGACATTTTAAAGGTTTTATAGACGACCTCCGTATTACCAAAGGCATAGCCAGATACACATCTAACTTTACACCGCCTGATGCGGCACTACCCAAGTTTTAATAGGAGACAAATATGTTATTTGTTGAAGTGGCTACTGGAACGCCAAAAACAAAAGTCCAGCTAAAACAAGAAAACAAGCATATGTCTCTGCCTGAAGCGTGGACTGATGCAACCCTAGAAGCCTTGGGTGTAGCACGAGTAACAAAGACTGATGCACCTGATGTTGGCGAATGGCAAGTGGCTGTCAAGGATGGCGTAGAGCAAGTCGATGGTGTATGGCAGGAAAGGTGGGTAACTCAAGAGATGTTTACCGAATACACTGACACTGACGAGGACGGTGTAGAAACCACGGTAACCGTACAGGATCAAAAGGATGCCAAGGTAGCCGCTGACAATGCCGCCCTAGAAGCCACAGAACGAGCTACACGGGACGATCTGTTGAAGGCTACAGACCACTACGGGTTGTCTGATGTGACCATGACAGACGCTATGACGGCCTACAGACAGGCTCTTAGAGATGTGCCACAGCAAGCAGGGTTTCCACAGACTATCACATGGCCCACAAAGCCAGAGTAATCTATGGATCCGTTGTCTTTGGTAGCTATGGCGTCTACTGCGTTCAAGGGTATAGAAGTACTTGTATCTAGAGGCGCTGAGATTGAACACGTAGCTCAGAAGTTAGGACACTGGTACGGCTTTGTTTCTGACTTACGTGAAGCAGAGAAAGAAGCAGAGAATCCACCGTTGTTCAAGAAGTTGTTTGACGGTGAATCTGTAGAGGCACAGGCACTTAACGCTGTCATAGCTAAGAAGAAGATAGAGGAACAAGAAAAGCAGATCAGAGAGTTAATCATGTACTCTTACGGTCAGGACACCTACAAAGAAATGATGCAGATGCGTCGTGACATAAGAGCTAAGCGTGAAAAGCTGATCTACAAACAAAGACGAAAACAAAGAATAATGCTAGATGTATCAGCAATTATTACGGCACTACTTGTGTCTGCTGGGATTATCTGGACCACC